TAGCGACTAGAGGTCGTTATCAAACTACTTTACCTTTAACGCTTAACTCTATAATTAATCAGACAAAAAAGGTTGATAAGTTAGTTATCTTTGATGATAACGATGAGCCACAAGATATGAGAAATGAGTTAGTATATAGCTATTTCTTTCAAATGCTTTCTATTAAAGGCATTAAATGGGAGTGGGTTTATGCTGGCAAGAAAGGGCAACATTACATTCATCAAATGGCTAATGGCATGGGCTTTGATTGGGTATGGCGAGTGGATGATGATGCAATACCCGAACCCAATGTCTTACAAAACCTTTTTAATTACACTCACAAAAATGTAGGCGCAGTAGGGGGTGCAATATTAACACCGCCATTACAATTTCAGAATGAAAAGCCCACAGGAAAAATAGAGTTTATTAATAGAGAACCTAATATTCAATGGTCTTTTATTAATAAAGTTAAAGAAGTTGAGCATCTTCATTGTTCGTTTCTTTATAGAGCTGGAGTGCATGATTATCATCTAGGGCTTTCAAGAGTAGCGCATAGAGAAGAAACATTATTTACTTATGGGCTATTTAAAAAGGGATATAAAATTCTTGCAGTTCCCAATGCTAATACTTGGCATCTTAAAAATCCTAATGGCGGTATCAGAAGTGAATCCAATGAAATTCTTTATGGTCAAGATGAAACTGTATTTAATAATTTAATTAATTATAGTGATAAAACAATTGTAATATTATCAGGTGGCATGGGTGATCATATAGTCTTTACTCATGTATTGCCTGAAATAAAAAATGCAGAAGTATTTACTTGTTTTCCTAATATAGTGCCAGGCAAATCTATTGCTGAAGCGCATCAATTATTTGGAAGCATTGATCCTTGGAATGTTTATATTAAAATGCATCAATGGAAATGGAAGGGCAGTTTAGAAGATGCTTATAGGAAAATGTATCTATGATTATTATTAGCCCTTATTCTAAAGCTTTAAAGAATGGTAAGACTAATGCTAAAAATTATCCTTATTGGAAGAAACTTATTAAACTTATTGATGAGCCAATAGTTCAAGTAGGTATAGAAGGTGAAGAACAATTAGTGCCTGACTTTAGAAAAAACTTATCATTAAAAGAGCTTGGAAGCCTTGTTAATGATTGCAGAACATGGATAAGTTGCGATTCTTTTTTCCAACATTTTGCTTGGGATAAGAAAAAATATGGTATAGTATTGTGGTCGGTTTCTGATCCTCTTATCTTCGGACACCCTGAAAATATTAACCTATTAAAAGATAGGAATAATTTGGTTGAAAACCAATTCTTGTGGTGGGAAGATACAGAGCATGATCCTAACGAATTTGTTGATCCTGAAATAGTGATTGAAAGTTTAAATGCAAGATTCCCATGAAACCATTGACGATCATTTCGATTTTCTACAAAATAAAACAATCAAAGATATTGGCGCTGATTATTACGATGGTAAAAATTATTTGGTTATTTTACTATCTGATGGCTCTATTGCTTATATATCTAGTGGCAACAATGATGGTAGTCTTTATTTGGCTATTGAAAAGCATCTTATCAATTAGTAGAAAGAAATAGAATGGACATGAATTTAATTATTAACATCGTATTAGGTGTTTGCCTGTCGGTTGGTGGTTGGTTTGTTAGACAAATGTGGGATGCGGTTCAAAATTTAAAGCAAGATATTCAAAGAATAGAAGTAGAACTTCCAACAAGTTATGTCCGTAAATCAGATTTAGATGCAAGATTAGATAAGATTGATGACATGCTTGAAAAATTATTTGATAGGTTAAATTCTAAAGCCGATAAATAAATGCCTTTAAAAGATAAGAGCAATCGATGTCAGTATTTAAGAGATTGGAAGGCAAGCAATCGAGAAAAGAATTTATTTCAACAAGCTCGATACAGAGCAAAAATTAAAAATATTTCGTTTGATATAGAAGTATCAGACATAATTATTCCCGAAACCTGTCCCATTTTGGGACTTCCCTTAAAAAAATCCATTGATGGTAACCGCGATTTAAGTCCTAGCCTTGATAGAATAGATAATTCTAAAGGTTACATAAAAGGCAATATTCAAGTAATATCATCAAAAGCTAATACAATGAAATCTACGGCTGATAAAGACGATTTAATTAACTTTTCTAATTGGGTGAAAGAAAATTATGGCAAGTAAATATAGTGAAGCTGGCAAGGGATCAACTAATAAGCTTAAACAAAAAAGTTTGTATGATGAGAATTACGAAAAGATTTGGGGTAGCAAAAAGAATAAGCTTTATGAAGAACGCTATTATGATTCCGATGAAACTACTTCATGGGATCAAGATAAGGTTGATATGATTGGTCTTAATAACAATACTGGCGATCATTACATTAAATAAAAAAGGGGCATTTTAAGCCCCTTAATTATTTGTGAATATCATTTTCTGAAGAACGCTATTCACCTTTTAAAATAACTATTTATTCATTACATACATAGTTACTTCAAAGCCAAAACGCATTTCTGTAGCTGCTGGAGTTGTCCACATAGTATTTATCCTTTATCTGTAACAAGCAAAATTACTTGTTATGCAAATTATGGGCTTTTTGCGATACAAAACCATCAGTAAAATCATTAAAATGGCATTGCTGAATCGGTTGTATTTGATCCTGCACCATCTTTAGGTTGCGGTTCTCTCATTGTTACCCAGCCGTCAAAATTGACAGGGATAGATTCAATAAGAAGTGAAGTGCCGCCTTGTTTATTAGACATTGCAACGCCAACTTTAGTCCATCGAGCTTTTGTTTCGCCTTCTTTGTTTACATATTCGCCTGTTTTAGCGATTAGATCATGAGTTATTGCCATTTTGTATTTCCTTTAAGTTATTAACGATAGTTTCTATTTCAGACAAAAAGGCGATCACCGCATTTTGCATGGTTTGGATATACTCATCATCTCGATAAATACGCTTTACGAATCCCTGTAAATGATCGGGCATTTCAGGATCATAAGATACAAGGTCGCAAAATTCTTTTTCAGGCATACAAGCTAATTGCCATTGCACCTGGTCATAATACTGTTCTAATTGTTTACCGCCTGTTAAGATATTATCTAAATGGTTTTCGGGATTGGGTATCTTAATTTCAATTAAAGAATTAGTAGCTTCAACAATACCATCAGGCGAACATTGACCGCCATCAATAGTAGGGTGTAAAACGATTGCTACCTGATCCACAAAGGTATTATATTTAACTTCATACCATGCCCTAGCCATAGGTTCTAAATCGATTCCTCGTTGCATTGCGGGGGTTTTATAGGTATCTAATTTCTTACCCGTCAATCTTTCCCTAATTAATTCATTTTTGTATTTTCTACGGGTTAAAGATTCGTTGCCACTTCGACCTTCAGTTAAAAGATCAGCTATTCTTGATCCGCCAATTTTTCCTACGCGCAAAGCCATCCATTCAGGACTACCTTGAGCTATATCTCTAATTATTCTTTCCATTTAAGTTCCTATTTAATTGGTTTATCTAGTTTCTTGGTTAAAGGTGCTAACAAATATTTATCACCTAAAAATCTTTTTAAAGCTTCAACTTTAGTTCGCCTTGCTTCAGCTTGCATAAGTTCTTTTGCAGTTGTTTCAATGGGATAACCATAAACATTACGAATTACAGGATCGTCAATCATAGCTCTGCCTTTCTTTTGTCTTTAGCTTCAATAATCATTTTAGATAAAGTGCGATCATTCTTAACTTCACCCATTACAAAATTATAATTAGCCTGTAGCTCTTCTAATGATTGTGATTGGGAAATTCTTTGAAGATAGTCGGCTGCATTTAGGACTGCGGACTGACCATCATCATCGTCTGCATAAAGAGCAAGAAAACTAGAAATAGAATATCTGCGAATGTAACTAATTGCAGAACCTAGACCTTGAGCATCTTGTTTTTGAATAGGACAGACGGCAGTATCTTCCAACCATTCACCCGAACTATGGATTAAACGAGTAGTAAGATGGAGTTTGTTGTCGTCTGAAGGGCTTAAAGATTGCACAATAGCAATACCATTATTATTGAGTGGCGCTTTAACGGCATCAATAACTGAATTGATATTGGCATACTTGGATTTGTAATGAGGATTAGTTGAATCTTTAACGGCAAATCTAATTTCTTTTTGCGCGGATACTAAAGCTTCAGCTATCTGTTTGATGCTTTCGGATGTTTTCATCTTATCTTGTCCTAAAAAGTTTCGTTAAATTACATGCGAGATTGTATCATTATATGCCCATCTTGCAAAACTATCTCTTTCATAGTTTTCAGCTATGAATTTTGCTAGTCTTTTAATTTCCGCATCATAAACATCTTTAATGCGACCTAGCTTATCATCTTTAGAATCATAAACAATATTCTTTACTTGATTTTGAACTTCAACTTCATCATAAAAATCAGAAAAGACATCCACATTAAAAGCAATATGATATTCAATAAGTTCTTGTAAAGATATATGAGGTTCTAAATCCAAAAAGTCAGGATCAGGATTCATCATAGTTTGAATATGAATCTTGTGTTGCATCTCTCGTTGCTGGTCAGACATATTTGCCCCCGTAACTTGTTGATTTTTGTGCATTTTAACCTTATCTTCTTGATTTGGCAACATTTTTATTCGCCTTTAAATTTTTTAGTAATTGGTGTCCAATCAGAATCTATTGCTTGGTTAAAAGCATATTCATCTAATTGAGCGCCATCATAAAATTCATCATTCATATCACCAATAGCTTCACCATCATC